TGGAAACCGCAAATTGAGTTAGCGTACCATTCGTCAGGACGCTCACCCTGTCTGAATTAGCCGTGAACCCCAAACTGTTGTCACTCTCCACCAGCAGCTTTTGACCATCTGGTCTGCATTGCACACGGATATAGATGTACGCTTGATTTGGGTCATTCCTACAGTCCTCAAGCAGTAACTCGATGTTGTCGTCAATCAGGTCGTCCTCACTCATTATTTCATCCATTGTTCGATGTTTTGCTTCAGCTTCCTGTTCTCCTTCTCAAGTTCGGCGTTGCGCTCAATCGCCTTCCTGTTGATCATCTTGAGATCGACATTCAGCCGCTTCTCGGCATCCAAGCTGCGCTGATAGATTGCCACTTCCTTTTCCAAGTACAGGGATTGGTCAAGGATAGAAACGATGGCATCACAACATTGCTTCAAAACAGATGGGATGCGCTTTCGGTCTATAGGCTCATTCGTTTCAATTTGAGCCAAAATGCTTTCGGCAACACCACCAGCTTGTGCGCGGTCGGCGATGCGTTGCAGGACAGACGTAGGCGAGGGTTCGTAAGGGGTTTTCATTCTTCGAATCGGTTACTGCGGCGGTTTAAGTAAAGTTTAGCCAGACCGAGCCTACCGCTGCCTTTAGGCTTGGTCTTCTGATTTACAATCCAAGTTTCCCCGTCTCTTATTTCTGGTTCTCCCTCTCGCAATACCTCTCCTGCGGGCGGCCTATACACCAGAAGCATAGTAAACGCCCTTCTGTACCACGATTGACCTCCAGCCCATTCTTGAGGCAATGCGGGTTTTTGGTAACGCTTGCCACTCGTTGTTGTTGCGTCAGCGTGAAGCTTCGCAATATGATTCACCACGATGTCAATCCGGTTCCAATCTCGACTATGATGCCGGATCTTCTTCAATTCCGAGGTGAGCCAAATGTCCTCTCGACCCATTGCATCCTTCAAGTCTTTCATTGCATCGTTGAAGGGATCGAGTACTGTCGTGTCGTAACCGGAACAATTGCAAGCTGCGTAAAACTCGTCGGGAGTAAAGTCGCCCTCTTGCTCGTCGGGATCGAAGAACACGAAATGTTCCCCCACCCACTCCATAGCAAGCTCGAATTCCGAGTCCGACATATGTTCTTGGTCTTCGCCACGAAAATTTTTTTTTCGTGCTGGGCATCCAACGTGCATCTCCGCCAAATCCATAGCCAACTCCTCTGGTCCGCCCTCCTCGCCCATATACACAAAATGACGGAACTTGTATCTCTCGCTCCATTCAATCAATAGCCATTTGACAAATAAGGATTTACCGTGATGTGGCGCACCCGCCACGAAAAGGGGATAGCCTTTGCGTGGAGCGTATAGGTCGTCCAATGCCTCGATCCCCGTCTTACACGCTGAATCTCTCTTCTCGTTTCGCAGCTCATATACCTTGGGCAAAAAATCTACTACAGTCTTAGTCTTCATCACACACCTGTAAATTCATCCTCAAGGTCAGTCCTGTCCGAATCGTTCGATGCGATCATAGACAGGTTACGGTATTCCTCGAATTTATTGCCAAACAAGGTTGCAGGACGCAAGTGCGTTTTCAGCTTCGGCTCCGACCTCCACGCTCTGGCTCGGTCTGCAACAACATTTGTGTAGGCTGTTATTTCTACAAAACCCCTATCATACCAAACTCGGACATATTTCTTGACATCACCAGGTCGGTACTCCGTACCCAAGATCCTGTTCAAGTTTTGGGTGACTGCAATGCACAAGACATCAAGATCTGTACTAGCCTGTTGGCAGAATAGAAAGGGGAGCCGTTGCTCCCCCTCCTTCGTAACCAAATAACTTGCGACTTGCCTCGCTTGTAAGTCGGTCAAGTTAAGGTCTTTCTGCACACGCTCCATATCCTGACCCGCATTGAGTTTTACTAGAGCCTTAAACACTTCAATACCCTCAATGTCGATTTGGGCCAAGACCGTGAGATCGACTTCAATCCTTGCCATTAGAATGGAAGATCGTCATCCCCCTCTGGTTCAGGCTGGCTTGTGGGCTGCCGGGACTTGGTGTCATTGCCATTACGCAAATCCCAATCCTTGCCATAGCCAACGATGTCACCCTTGATCCCATCGTCGTATTCCTTCTTGGTAGTCTTGCGGACCACGACGAAATCATTGTACTCTTTGTTTTCCATCTCAATCACTTTCAGGTCGAGATAGGTTCCCTTTTTGCCGACAATGAAATAAGGCTTCTGCTTCCGCAGATCGTCGATGTTCAAGGTGATGTCAAATGTTTTGCGACTGCTCATTTTGTACTGTTTGTTTGATGTTCTGATATACACTCATTGCGGCGGCGTGATAGGGCATCACCACCGGGTCATTGACGGAAATCCAATCTTCCCAATTACGCACTCCGTGGACGACGCTACTATGGTCACGGTAGAAGAATTGCCCAACCTTCTCGTAAGTTTTTTTTTCTTTCCGGATGAAGATATAGTACAGGGCAAACCGAGTGTAAGCGTACACTCTCTTTCTGCTCAATCCACGAACTTCCGCTACAGGGAGATCTAGCTTCCAGCAGACTTCCGATGTTAAATGCAACATTGGAATGTCTCTGGTGTGGAAGTCGAGTCCTGGAAACGTCCAATAGTGATGTTTAGACAAGCTTTCTGGCATCTCTGATGATGTAGCAAGGAACAGACGCGTGTCCTTTGCGGACATAGCCCACGTCAGCCAATGCACCCGACTTGCACCAAGCCATAATTTGAGACCGTACAAGGCTAGGATCATAACCGCACTTGTCTCCAACACGCAACAGAATCATATCGCTCGTGAAGATGCCGGGAGACATAATGTAACAAGCCGCTCTCATTGCAGCTTTCAACTCGTAGTGGGTGTCGCTCTTATTGTCGCCCTTCTTGTTCGAGGGGGAGAGCAAGTCAATCATTTCTCTAAAGGTGATCATTTCTGAAAGTTACTTGGTGCGACAAAGAAGGGGGTTTTTAGCCAACACGCGCAAGAAATAGAACTTGTCTTTATTAACATCAAATTTTTGATAACACTTTAGAAGTACCCCTTGTACCTATTAGGTACTATAAGTACTATAATAAGTACACACACAAAAAGGGAACCTAATTAGGTTCCCTCTCTGATGCGCTCAAACTTCTCGTCCGGATCCGGTTCGTAGTCACTTCCGGACCCACCACACTCTGGACAGGAGCAATATTCAGGATATTCTCCTTGCCAGCCCATATCTTGAATCTCTCCAGACCCATCGCATCTTTCACAAGGCTCAATCATTGTAGGCAGATTTGATTGTGTGATGAAGATCCCACAACGCTTGCTCAATATCCTCGCGATGAGACTCGACCACGTCTTTAATATCTTCTGACATCTCGCCATTCGCGGCTACTTCACGCTCTGTGAGCATCAACGCTACTGACAGGGCGATCTCCTGAATTTCCATACGGATTTTTTCTTGTGTCATATCGGAAAATTTTTTTTTCGAAATTTTTTTTTTTTTTTTCTCTCTCATTAGAGGATGTCAAACCCAAGAGTCAAAATGGTCATTGGCTCGCCTTGCTTATAGTAGAAGTCGTCAAAGGCAATAACGTCCTTCAAGTATGGGTCGTGATAGCAAGCGACTGTGATAAGCTGATGCAAGTCCATAATGTCTGCTGGAGTCATTGGATTGCAGTCTTCACGATTCACAACCAATCGCAAGTGGCGCGTTTTAGTGCAGTCTTCGATTGGAGCGAACTCGGCATAGAAATCATCGCAGTAATCCATAAAAAGCTCGATGATCTTAGTTTGAACGTTTGCGAAGAACGGAGCGGGGGTGTTGATAGCGTTGAACATAGCCGCAATGTAGGGCGTTCTCCCAACACAAACCAAACTTCTGGCGAAAAAAAATCGCGATTGGCGCGTCATTTGCGCGTTGAAACGGGCTGAAACGCCAGTATTGATTGGGGTTTGTGCCTAATGAGATTTTGGCGGATTATTTCTGCCCGTTCCCTTCGATAGGGAATTCGCCAAACTTTCCCTGCATGTCCGATAATTCCCATCGGAGTACTGGGAATTGACGTAGGCGGCCGGAAACGGGTCAAATTTCGACTTTCGGCCTTCTGAGCACCCTAGGCCCAATATTTTGAGTTAGGGCAAATTTGCCCCCTTAAAATGCGTCCCCAGCGGTAAAAAATATCTTCGCGGCCCCCATTTTCCTCTGATCCCATAAAAAAACGGCCCTCATTCGGATCCTTTCCAGGTCCGTTGACGTACAAAACGGCCCTCATTCGGATCCTTTCCAGATCCGTTGACGTACAAAACGGCCCTCATTCGGATCCTTTGCCGGGCCATTGACGCAAAGAAAAACCCCGCACCTAATCGGCGCGGGGTTCATCTATTCGCGAAGCTTTAATCTAAGGGCCTACAAAATCAGAAGCGTCAGCAAATAGGACAGACAGAAAGCGAAGGACCACACGAGCAAACAGGAGGCCAGAAGGGTGCAAATTTCGCGCATATCAAACCGGGATGAAAAATCCGCTTTCGAGGGCCACACTTTCGGCCGCTTTCGTTGTCCTCTTCGCTCTCAATCCAACGATAAACCCGACCCCGTCAGGAATTTCAAAATATTCCCGGTCCAGATATCTCAGGTCGGATATATCGCCATCTATTACGCGATATCCTTCGAAGGTCTCAGGTAGGCGGGCCGACTTTGCCACTTTGAT